CCAAATTTGAGTGATGTCAATGCTCTTGCTAGAGAAGTAAATGACATACCAAAAACGCAAATTGATTATGAAAGTTCTGCTAACCCTGGCGTAACGTTCAAAGAACCAAAACCAACATATGCTGCTAAGTATCCTTACAATCATGTAATGAGAACTATATCTGGGCACACTATTGAATTTGATGATACGCCTGGTGCAAATAGAATTCACATTTATCATTCATCTGGAACATACATTGAGATTTCCGCAGATGGCAGTCAGGCTACTCATATTAAAGGTAACAATACAAACGTTACTCTTAAAGATGAAAAAGTCTTCGTTGAAGGTAAGTCGACCATCATCGTAAAAGGAGAAGCAGAAATCTATTCAGATACTAAGATAACACTTCAAGCTCCTGAAGTAAGTATAAACGGAGGTTGATATGGTTATCGTATGTATGAATGGACCATTTGGTGGGTTTGATTCTTTATATGATCAAATCAAAGATAGTTTAACGCATCCTCCTCTGTTCTCACGAATTGTAGTTCCAGACATCATTGGAACCCTCCAAGAAAAGATGTTCTCGACAGTTGAAGATATTGTTGATGCTGCAGGTAATTTAGTTGAAAGAACTAGATCTTATATCAGCAGCGTTAACATGGAAGTTTGTCATTTACTATCACATTTAAATGATATGTCTTTTTTTGATCTAATCATTAAAGGCGTTAAAAAGATACTTGATTTTGTTGGGCTTAGTAATCTTTTTCGTTCATTCTTTCCAAAGATTTTAGGATTAGGAATATCCATTTACGATATTATTGTTGGCGGAATATCTCCTAAAGAAATCTACAAAGCAATACGAGAAGCAATTGACAATGGTTTAGATGTTCTTTGGAGTTTTGTTCCAAAACCATTTTATATTGATTTGAATCTTCCTGACATTTCTTTACCTAATATCTTTCAAATGATTCTAAAACAATACAAAGACATTATTTTAAAGCCAATCATGGATTTGGTAGGTATACTTACTGACTTTTTAGATAGCATATCTTTAGGCTTATTTAGTTTTACTCTTCCTCAAGTTCCATCTATTGGTGAAATAGTCAATAAGCTTTATGAAAAAATTAAATTGTTTGCAATTGCTAAAGCCATTGATTTAAAGAATATGGTAATAGGAGGATTTAATGAGGTGATGTCTCTTGCTAGAAAAATGATGAATTTTGGAATGAAAATTTCTGATCTACTAAATGGATTATCTTTTGGCAGTCTTACGGGATGGCTATTTAAAGCAATAGACAATATGTTTAATACGGTGAAAATGATGAGTGTTGAATTGCTGATGCAAGTTAATAATATGATTGATTCAATTTACAATTTTCTGTATAAGACAATATGGGATTTTATTACAAGTTTACCCGTGATTGGTGATATAATTAAAGCTATATTTTCTCCAATATGTATTCCAATTCCAACTGTTCAAGATGCGGTAAATGAAGCAACGAGTGTGGTTGCTTCTGCTATTCCGCGGGTATAAATAGGAATAAAAAGAACTACTATGGATATATCTTTTCCCGATAGAAAAACTACAGTATTTCCAAAAACTGAATATTTCAGTGATTTTTTTGTGAATCTGGATGCTCATCCGGATAATTTGCAATTAGTAAAAAACATCAATGAAAAAGCTGTAATTAGATCCATTAGGAATCTTTTATTTACGAATAAATATGAAAGACTATTCCAACCAGACATTGGTTGTGAGATAAACAAGATACTTTTTGAACCACTCACTCCAGCATCAGTATCTGCTTTAAAAACAGTAATTGAAAATACTATTCAAAGATATGAACCAAGAGCTGGACTTTTAGAAGTAATAGTAACTCCGTATATAGAACAAAATTTATTAGTAGTTACTATTAAGTTTTTCATCTCAAATAGTCAACAGCCTGTATCTTTCACCGTTCAACTATCAAGAGTTCGATAATGGCAAATAACAGTATAAATTTAGTCAATCTTGACTTTGCTTCATTCAAAACTCAGTTAAAAACATATCTTAAATCACAAGATATTTTTAAAGATTATGATTTTGAAGGAAGTAATATGTCCGTTCTATTGGACATACTTTCATATAATACTTATACAAACTCTTTTTACTTGAACATGATTGGTAATGAAATGTTTATGGATACGGCTGTATTACGTGACAGCGTAGTCTCTCATGCTAAGTTATTGAATTATGTTCCACGGTCATTCAAATCTGCCCGCGCAATTGTTGATCTTACGGTATATGGTGGAAACACATCAGTTACATCAATCATTGCACCAAAGGGCACCTCGTTTACTTCTAGGGTTGGTTCTAATAACTTTGTATTCGTTACGGATCAGAACGTTATTCTTACTGGAGCTAATGGAACATATTCTGCGGAAAATGTAGATATCTACGAAGGCGATTATGTCAGTGAAAGTTTTGTTGTCAACTATGCAAATACTACTCAACGATACATTTTAAATAGCACTAATATTGATACGGATTCAATTACCATTGCTTCTATTGAAGATAATGGTGGCAATACAATTCACTATACTTTAGCCACTTCACTATTAGATAAAACTAGCAATTCTCAAATCTATTTCATTCAAGCTGCCCAAAACGAAAAATATGAAGTTTTATTTGGCGATGGTATTAGTGGTAGAAAACCAAAAGATAATGCTGTTGTCTTGTGTGAATATCGTGTAACAAATGGTGAAATTCCTAATGGTGCATTTAAATTTATATCTGACGGCGCTATTGGCGGACTATCAAACGTTCAAGTTGGCACAGTTGCTGCAGCAATAGGTGGTTCAGTTAATGAATCAATTGAATCTGTTAAATTTAATGCTCCACGTTATTTTACAGCTCAGGAAAGAGCAATCACTACTGAAGATTATGAAAATCTTTTGAAAATTAATTTTCCAGAAGTTCTTGCTGTATCAGCTTATGGTGGTCAAGATGTAGATCCTCCACAATATGGTCGGGTGTTTGTTGCAGTTGACATTGATCAAGTTGATGGCTTACCAGCAAGTAAACGAGATGAGTATTATAGTTTCTTAAAGACAAGATGCCCGGTATCCATTGAACCAATTATCATTGAACCTGAAATGACATTTGTTTATATTTCAAGTCTTGTTCGTTACAATATTAACACTACAGATTTGTCAGCTGGTGATATTAAATCATTTGTTTTATCAGCCATTAGCACTTATTCTACTACTTATCTAAATGATTTTAATAAAACATTAAGATATAGTCAATTAGTCACTGCTATTGATAATGCAAATGAAAACATTGTTGGTAATGAAACCGACATTGAAGCAGTTAAGAAGATACGTCCACTTTTGAATAGTAATACTCCTATTGTATTAGATTTTAATTTTGCCTTAGAGAGTGGTGGTACTTCCGGCAAATTGCGACATAATAATAGAAGTACTAGTCCAGTATTTTCTAGTAGTTTTGATTTTCAAAATCAAGTCGCTAGATTGCAAGATGACGGATTGGGTAATCTTAATATAGTAAAAGCAGATGGTGCTTCAATTGAGAAATTAGCTCCGGCTGGAACCGTTGACTATACAACAGGACGATTGAATATTACTGGATTAAATATTCAATCATATTATGGTTCAAGCATTAAAATCTATGTTAGACCTCTACTTAAAGATATATTCTCAACTAAGAATTCAATATTACAAATAGTTGCAGACGATGTTGAAATTGCAATTGAACAGGTTCGTATATAATGAAAGATATTGAAAAAAATATATCAACACTAATCCAGTCACAATTTCCTTCTTTTTATAATGAAGAAGGAGAGTTGTTTATTGCTTTCGTTAAAGCGTATTATGAATGGTTAGAAGAAAACGGAAATACTCTATATCATTCTCGCCGTCTTTTAGAATATAGTGATATTGATAGAACTTTAGATATTTTTATAAAGCAATTTAAAGAACAATATTTAAAGAATATTGTATTCACTACTGATTCAAATAAACAACTTTTTATTAAGCACGCATTAGAATTCTATAAGTCTAAAGGATCTCAAAGATCTATAGACTTATTTTTTAGACTAGTCTATGGTATTCCTGCAGAAGTTTATGTTCCAGCAGATGACATCTTTAGATTATCTGCTAGTGAATACACAACTCCATATTATCTTGAAATCACTGGTCATTCTGATAATATCAATTTTGTAGGAAGTCAGATTACAGGAGCTCTTTCTGGCGCTACGGCTTTCGTTGAAAAATTAATTAGAAAAAGAATTAATTCTCAAAATATTGATGTTTTTTTCATATCAAACATCAATAAAGATTTCCAAATTCATGAACCAATTTCTTATTCTAACAATTTTAGTGATTCACCTAGAATCATTGGATCACTTTCTAGGTTTGAAGTAATTGCAGGTGGTTCAGGATTTGCTGTAGGAGATATTGTTGATATTGATTCAATTACTACAGGAGCTCAAGCAAAAGGTCGAGTAACAGAAGTTGATAATGTTACAGGCGTTGTTAATTTTGCATTAGTCGATGGTGGTTGGGGTTTTTCTACTAATGCTCAAGTCATTGTGTCTGAGAGAGTATTAGTTGTTAATAATGTGATTATGGCAAATACCTCTGTTCCAAACACATATTTGCTATTTGAGAAAGTTACACAACCTTTAGCTAATATCATATTCACAACGATGACTGGCGCATTTGCTTCAAAAGAAGTATTTCAAAAATACCATTCAAATGGTTCACTTGCAGCAAATGGAAGAATTTTAGCAGTCACTCAAAATACTGTAACTAAAACTGGTGAGTTATTAGTCAATACGAACAGAGGAAATGTTGAACTTGGAACAAGCACAATCTATATAACGGGTAATGCAACATTTGCTACGGCTACAAGCATTACTGATAAGACAGCAACCGCAAATGTTATGGGTGTTTCGAGTAATGTAGTTTTATATTGCTATGATTCACATGGTTCATTTAAAATAAATGATGAAGTTTACCAAGGAAATTCAACAGTTGAATGGGCAAATGGCATAGTCTACGATGTAATAGGAACATCAGCAAATCTAGAATTAATAGTATCTAATGTTAATGGGATATTCCGACCATCCGTTGCAAATGTATACACAAGAGCTTCCATTTCTACATATGCACAAGTAAATTCATTTTCTACAACCATTGGGGTTTACGATATAGATAATGCATTTTCTAAACTTGAATCAAATTATATTAGAGCTCAAACTCCATCTGGGTTTGTAGTTGTTTCTACTGGTGGTGCTGGATTTGTTAATGCTCAAGCATTAACTTTGATTGGTGATACTTCAACTATTAGTACGGCTACTGCCACAGCTACTACAAATGCTACTGGTGGATTAACAAGAGTAACCATTACATCTGGATTATCTAATTACATAGATAATGAAACTCTCACAATTCAAAGTGGAACATCATCTACAAATGCTACTGGTGTCATCAATATTATTCCTGGCTCATCGACTGTAGCAAATATCGAACTTATTAGTGAAGGTTCTCTAGCCGGATTCTCAGTTGGCGATTTATCATTTGAAGAAACTGTAGTAGTCAATCAAGATTTAATTTCTTCAAACAATGCAGCAAACGTATATTTTACAAATACTGCATTTATCTTAGATGGTACCGGTTCTGGCATTTCTTCAAATGGTTATGGGTTTATTAAATTTCCAGCCGGAAATATAAATTCAATTATTCTTGATTGTTTAGACATTTCAAGCAAAGTAGTTGGTACTATTACTGAAATTACTGGTATTAGTCAAGGCACAAACTATACACTTGATCCATTTGTTGCAGTAATTGAACCTGCAATTGTTGCACAAGGTGCAAATGATTACATCTTTACCGTTATGAATGCAACAGGAAACTTTGCTAATGGTGAATTAATTCAACAAAGTAGAAACATTGCAAACGTTAACATATTAACAGTATCAAGTGCTACGAGTGGTAATGTAGATATACTCACTGTTACTGATGCGACCGCTCCTTTCACTCTTGGAGAAATAATTTATCAATCAAATGGCACTGCAAATATTGGTTATGGTACTTTGCAAACTTCTGTCATTACTTCTAATGTTGGAACTATGACTATTAGGTCAGTATCTAACGGGTTCTCAAATGGCATTTATAAAGTAGTAGGTGCAACTTCTGGCGCAAATGCGACTGTATCGTTAGTAAGTTATAATTTCTTCCAGATTAATGAACAAATTCAACAATATGCTAATAGTACAACAGTTGTTGCTAATGCAATTGTTCAAAATGTTTCTATAAACCCAACAACACGCGTTGGATCAATCACAATTAATTCTGTTTCTTCTAATTTTCAAGTGTCTTCAAATAGTTCAAATGGTTTGATCAGAGGAACTTTGACCGTTGCAAACGCTATTGTTGACACCGTGAATACTGCTAACATAACAGTCAATACTCAAGCAATTATTGATGGAATTGCAAATGATTCAACAATATATGTTAAACGATTAAGCCTTGCAAATTTCTTTGAAGTCACACCTAATAGTATGGTTATTGGATTATCTTCAGGTGTTTCAGCTAACTTAGTAGCATTTGATTATGATGATACAAAGTCAGGAATCAACGCAAACGTTACTGCTGAATCAACTATTGCCAATGGTTACGTAGTTTCACTTGACTTAGCTGATTCTGGCTTTGGATATGCAAATGGTGATGTTTTAGATTTTATATCACAAGATGGTTTACGTCTTGGAACAGCTAAGTTGATTCTTGAAAAACAAGGAAAAGGCGAAGGCTATTTTAGAAATCAAAAAGGATTCTTGAGTCAAAATTCAAACTTATTTGATGGTCAATTCTATCAAGAATATTCTTATCAAATTATTTCAAGATTACCTTTTGAAAAATATTCAGACATGTTTAAGAAAGTTTTGCATGTAGCTGGCACAGAAGTATTTGGTAAAGTACTATTAGAAGAAATTAATGAAATTCCAATAGAAATTGCTAACATTAATTTAAAAACAGCTAATGTAATATTTAAAAACGTAGCAAATACTGAAGAGATTATGCCTAATCTTTTCGTATATCAAACAAATGGTTCAGTGAATACCGCAACTGGTTATGCTAAAGATTATCCGTCTGCTGAATTAGTATTAAGCAATACTACGGTTTCATATGAAGTAGGAGCAACAGTATATCAGTCTAATACACAAGTAAATGCTGCATCTGGTTATTTGCAATATAAGAGTTCAAACGCAACTCATACAACTTTATACTTATCAAATACTAGAGGAACTTTTGCAAATACTTCAAATATTGAATCAATTATTCAGCGTAAGATAGTAGTTAATCCTTTTATTGATGTTATTATGAAAACAATAGCTTTACCAAGCAATACTACTCAGTCATTTGTCTCTGGTGAAACAGTATATCAGGGTTCGATTGGATCAGAAACATTTATTGGAACAGTTATTGCATCTAATTCATCAGTGATTAGAGTCTCAACTACTTCAGGTTCAATTACGAATAATGCAACAATTTCAAGTTCTAATTCATCTACTACTGCAATTGCCAATGGTGTTACATCAACAACTTTCCCAACATCACAAACAGTATATCAACAAGTAAAGACATTATTCTTGAGTAATGTTTCTAATTCTTTCTCAAATGGCGAATTAGTTTATCAATATAAACACAATTCAAGCGTATCTGCTAATGTATATAACGTAAATACTGCAATCGGTAAAGTTGTATCTGTCAATTCAACCGCAATTCAAGTTGTTAATATCTTTGGTAATTTTGCTAATACTAGACAAGTATTTGGTTCCACATCCAATTCATATGGTGTAATAAATTCGATAGTTTCTCAAAATTCAGCAACAGGTAATGTAGTGCTTTCAAACACTACAACCTTAATAATCAAAGATGTTGTAGGAACATTTGCAAGTGATCGACAAATTATTGGTGCAAATAGTATTGCTAATGCTACATCAATAACATCAAATACACAAATTATCAGTGACAGCAATATTGCATCAGTAATAAATATACTAGTAATCTCAAATACACAAGGCACTTTCAGTGCTAACTCGACTTCCAATGGTGTAGTAGTATTGTATTCTAATAATACAACTGCCGCAACCGCTAATTTAACCGCAGTAAAAATAGAATCATTGTAAAAATGGCAGCAAATACACATAAACTTGTCACAAATAATTTTAAAAACTATTCGGTTAATCAGTTTATTGAATCATTAACTGAACCCGCAAATACCATTTTTTATGCGTTTGCCGGTAAACATACCGAATATACTGGTGGTGATTCTAATGTTGCGTATCCAAATAATAGCACTCAATCGTTAAATATTGATGCTTATAGACAGATGGTATTTGGAAAACAAATTACCGGTAATGATGTTAAAGTTATGATTCCACGGTATGATTGGACAGCCGGAACAGTCTATACGCAATACAGTGATCAAGATGGTGAATTATTTGGAAAGATGTTTTATACAATATCGCGCGCTGGAAGCAATTATTACGTATTTAAATGCTTGTTTAATAACAATGGTGCGTCATCTACAATTAAACCTGACTATAATGAAACTGCAGCAGATGATATTATCTATGAAACTTCAGATGGATACCAGTGGAAATATCTTTTTACGATTACTAAAGATATATTTGATAAGTTTGCAACTACAAGTTATATTCCGGTAGTTGAAGATACTTATGTCACTGCAAATGCAATATTTGGCGCAATTGATGTTATTACAGTTTCAAGTAATGGCGCCGGATATAATAACTTTTATAGTGGGCAGTTTAGAACTGAAGATGTTGCTGTAAGTGGTAATACTTTAGTATATAACATAGGATCTGATGCTTCTCCTGCAAATAATCAATATTATAGTTGTATCATTAAGATCACTGAAGGAAAAGGAAAAGGTGGTTATAGAAAAGTAAATGGCTATCGTGTTTCTGGTAACACTAAGCAGATCATAGTCAACAGTGCATTTACTACTACGCCAGATGCAACTTCTACTTATGAAATTTCTCCTTTAGTTCTAATCACTGGCGATGGAAAACAAACTGCCGAAGCTGAAGCACGAGCACTTGTCAATACCGCAGCAAGTAATTCAATCTATAAAGTTGAAATATTAAATAGAGGCGCTGGATATTATTTTGCATTTGCAAACGTTCAAGTGTCTAATCTTATTTCTATTTCCAATTCTGCCAATTTAGCGGTTGTTATGCCTCCACGCGGTGGGCATGGAGCAAATGTTCAAGCTGAACTTGGAGGTTCAAGAGCAGGAATTAGTGTTTCATTTGCAAATGGTGAATCTAATACTATTCTTACTGAAAATGATTATAGAGTAATTGGTATTATAAAAGATCCTGCTTTCTCAAATGTAGGATTAACGGTTGGAAATATTTCTGGAACATTTGCAGCAAATGAAAAACTTTATCAAGTAAGACCAATTAAAATTGATGGACTAGTTACAATTAATACTACAAGTAATACTATTACTTCTAATAGTATTAATCTTCAAGACACATTTAAAGCAAATGATTACGTTTATATTGCTGATCTTAAAGGTTCAGAAGTAACAAATATTCTTGTTTCTCAAGGTGGAAGTGGTTACGTTACAGGCGAAAGCTTAACGTTCACGGGTGGCGGTGGTTCAGGCGCAGTAGCATATGCTGTTACTGTAAATGGAGCAATCACGGAAGTAAGGTTCAATAGTATTACTAATCTTACATTCTCCTCAGGTGGATCAGGATTCAGAAACAATCAATCCTTGGGAATTACGGGTCAAACTTCCGGAAATTCTTCAGCTACTGGTTATGCCACAACTAATGCTACTGGTGGGCTTACAAGCATTACTCTTACTTCCGGAGGAAAAGGGTATACGAATAATGAAACAGTAACTGTTCAAGGCCAAGCAAGTTACGTAAATGGAACAGTTCTATTTTCTAATACTACAGCTCAAACTTTCTATGGTAATACAACTTCTGTTTTAATAGGTAACTCTACAGCTAATGGATTTATTGGTCTTGGCACAAACCGAACGAGATTTGTTAACAATGATATTGTAACATATATTGCAAATAGTGGAAACACAGTTTTAGGTGGATTAACTAATAATACTTCTTATTTTATAATTACAACAAATGCTACTCATATTCAATTGACAGCAACAAATAGTGGAGCAGCTATTAATTTAACATCAGTTCCTACATCAATACAAACACATTCTCTTACACCACTTAGTGCATCATTAACTAATGCAGTATACACTGCTACAGTTCCTAATGGAGGTGCTGGGTTTACAAATAACCAAACAGTAAACATCAAAGGTGTAAATTCTGTTGTGAATGTTGCAACTGGATTAGCTACAACAAATGCAACTGGCGGATTAACCTCAGTTTCTATAGTTGAAAATGGATTTTGTTATGTAGAAAATGAATCAGTTCAGATTAGTAGTTCAACCTCAAGTTCTAATGCTTCCGGAACAATTGATGCAGCAAATGGTGTTATACGTTCAGCTATTTTGAGTTCTTCAGGATATGATTATTCATCACCGCCATCAGTTGGAGTAACCACGACTGGTGGATCTGGCGCAAGTTTATCTGCAGTAGTTAATACAACTCCTATT